CACCATCAACATCTTCAAAACCTTCTAAATCTAAATTAACATGACACTCTAAAACTGTATAGACAGGTTCTTGTCTACCTGATTTTTTACTTCCAGAAAGTTCTCTTTCTTTTTTAGTTAACTCATCGTTATTATCAACACCTGGTGGACCTAACTCTACATCAGAGTAAAAACCATTAACTTGTTGTTTTCTTAAATCGTTTTCTGAAACTTTTAAAGAGTGGATGATTGCTTCCGCATCGTCTAATGAGGTAGCCGTATACGGAACAATCAAATCCTCGGCAGGTATAAATTTACTTACCGCTCTTCCTAATAACTGGTCGTAATAAACTTTTTTAAAAGTTGAACCAGCTAAAGGTAAATGAAATAACATCTGATCAAACTCAGGTTCGTATTCTTGCATTTGATCCATTAAAATATAATTCATGTAATCTTTAACACGAGTCGCTTGTTGTTGAACTGGTGGTGAGTCTACACCAATTATATCTGTTCTAACTGGACCTTCTGCAGGTAATAATTCTTTGTAAGCTTGTGCTTGAAACTGTGTAACTGCTTCAGCTAAAACTGGATGGGTTGCACCTGAAGCTCCTTGAAACGGTTCAGTTCTATTTTCATATTTGAATCCTAATAAATCTAAACCTTGTATGTAAGATTGTTCCCAATCTTTTCTTGAAGATTTATAATCCATATAATTTTGCACCATCTCATTACCCAATGGTTCTAAAACATCTTCTGGTAATATATCTGCTAGATTATCAAAATGGTTTTCAGTTCCAGGAATATTAATTGCACCTGGTTCAAAGTCAATTGTTGCACCGCCATCCTCTTCAGGTACAACCTCAACAGGACCTTTTTCTTCTACTACTTCTTCTTCAACAACTTCTTCAGCGGGTACTTCAATTTCTGTTCTAAGCTCGTTAGGAAGCGACTTGTCTATTTCTGCCATTTAAATTTCTCCAATCTTAGGTTTTAACTTGTTTTAAAGGAATATTCAACCCTTGTGGATTAGGACCTCGTTTTGGCGGTGGGCCAGACTTTACACCTCCAGATCCAAGTGGCTTGTCTATCATACCACCATCTTTCATTCCTTCCGCTCTCATCTCTGCTAATACCAACTGTATCGCTGATAATTCTGACATCGCACCTAAATTATCGGCTACACGTTTTTCAAATTCTTTTTTCTTTGAGGCACTAAAATTTTTTGAATACTTATCTGTAAGTTCTGACATCAGTAATACACTCTCTGTTTTTGTTCTTTGATCTCATCCACATAATCTTCTGGGTGAGAGATTAATCCACCTTGCCTAAATCTCATGATGGCTTGTGTTGTTGAGTCCACAAGATCGTCATGATCCCCGTATGGAAAGGCAGCGCATTCTTCTATCACTTCCTCTGCAAACTTCTGATTAGGAGCCCATATCATACCAGATTCAAACAAAGGTGCAACAGCATTTACACGAGCGTGCTTGTCGTTTCCTTTGCTAGGTGTAAAGTTTGTGACAGGTATATCCATCTTTCTAAGTTCGTAGGTCAAAGGTAAACCTGATGCTTTTGCTTCAACGATAACTGTTTCAGGTTGCCAGTATTTATATTGTTCAAGAGCCATACGCCGTAGCTCTGGAAACTCATACCGTCCTTTGATTGCATCGAGTAAAATTAAATTAGCTCCTTCATCTTCACTTGGATACCAAATACCCCAAGTAGTAATCGCACTGTAGTCCGCTGTTTCTTTTTTCAAAAAAGCTGTATCATAAGATTGTATGACATGATGCAAGTTTGGTATTTCCTCTGCATCATAGGTACGCCACCACTCTCGTTTTAATATGGCACCTTCTTCACTAGTTGGTTGTTGCATCCACTGCGCATTCCATTTAGCAATGGGCAGTGCAGCTTTTACTTTTTCCAACTCGTCCATCTTCCAATACTCAGGCCAGACAGGTGTAGGTTCTGTTCCATGGTCCATGATCGCTGGAAACTCAACCACGTGCCATTGATCAGACTTTGCTTCTTTTTGATTTGCAATCAAGACTCCTGTTAAATCTTTTAAAGACCAACGAGTCATAACTAAAATTATTTTACCACCTGGTTGTAAACGCTGACGTGGACCTGATGTATACCATTCGTAGGCTCTCTCTAAAGAGACCTTGGACAATGCATCTTGTTCCGAGTGTGGATCATCAATGATTAATAGATCAGCACCACGACCCGTGATTGCACCGCCAACACCCGCTGCATAATATTCACCGCCATCTGATGTTTCCCAACGTCCCGCTGCTTTAGAATCTTCTTGTAATTTTGTTTTAAAAATTTTTGAATAATTTTCTGAGTCTATAAGATTCTTAGCCTTACGGCCAAATCTTATGGCTAACTCTGCCGTGTGTGTTGCTTGAATGATTTTTAATTTTGGATCACGGCCCACCATCCATGCTGGCAAAAGATAGGACGCAAATTCTGATTTGGTATGCCTAGGAGGCATATTAATAATCAATCGGTTTATTTCACCCGTTGCTAATTTATTAAATTTATCTGCAATGTGCCTGTGGTGGGACCCCTCTACAAATTCTGGCCACACACATTTAACAAAAGATAGGAAATCATTCTTAGCCTTATTCTGTATCTTTTTTTCAGCATGCAACACTTGAAGTTGTTTGAAGGTCTTTCGCACATCTGCAGGTAATTTTTCTATGTCTACCTGATTCAAGTCCATGGTACCTAAAACGTTTTTTACAGGGTATGACTATATAAATCAAGCATATATATACATACATTAGGATCCCTATCTACGTAAAAGGGGTATGGGGGCTTCGCCACTCTTAATTTTTGGTGGCGCATTGGTACCTCTATTATAAATAAATAACCATGCGCCACGGGTCACGGCTCAGCACATAAAAAAACACGGCCAATGAAACATTGGCCGTGTTAACTAACTATTGAGAGATATTAAAAACCGAATGATAATTGTATCGGCTTTGATTTTTTTGGTTGTTCAACTTGTTCACTTAAAATTAAATGATTTAATTTATTCATATTGAATTTCAAGATAGTTTCGGAATTGCACCTATCTAGTTCAATTTTATCATTAATTTTTTGTTCAGTTATAATTCTAATAGGCTCGAAATTATAGTCCATATTAGGGTAATGATACCCGTTATGATCTAAATTTAATCTTCTATTAAAATTAAAAATAGCTTGTTCAAGGCTATCTGTTTCAGTTGAACAAAATTTACCTATTGTAAATGTGTATAGGTTAAATTGTTTTTTCATATTATCCTCGCTTTCTTTTTTATATTTTTTTAAAAAAAATATATTGCATCTTACAAATTTATGAATAAGATATCAAGGATAATAAAGGACGGTAAAATATGATAAAAAACTATGATGAGATTATCTATAATATTAATTTCAATCATCAAATAAATATATCTAAAAAAGATTTATATTTGAAAAATGGTTACTTATTTATAGATTTAAAAGATAGTACAATCGAGGTCTTTAAATACCCCGTAAATGAATATTTTGAACCATATAATCATTTATGGAATATCAAGAAAAAACCATTTAAAGACTTTATTAATAATGAGGTTGATTTTAGCGGGGAATATCCAAAAGAAAAAAACCCGCTAAAAATTCAGCTTATTGCTTAAAGTTTCTTGAGCCGTGGCCATTGGTTCACGGCTCATTATTAGAGGGTCATTGTGTTCTATAGCTAGACGTAATGATGTTGATCAAGTCGCAATGACCCTCTAATAATTTAAGAAAATTTTTATTTTTTATTTTATTTTTCGAGGCACAAGCTAGAATTTTCACGTTAAAATGCACAAGCGCCATGGTTCAAGGACAATGGACAAGCGCATCACAAAAAGTTTTACATGAAACACGGCTCACGGCCTTTTGCAAGTAAATAACCCATAAGCAACGGCAAGTGAGATAACAAAAATATTAAGAAAATATATATTAATCAATACTTATTGATTAAATGATAGTGAAATTTTTTGAGGTTATTTATTCCTAATTTTATTGTGTACTTCATCAAATAAACTTATTAATTGATGTCTATTAAGTAGAAATAATAAAGCGTTGATATATCCTATTTGATTACATAACCAATAATCACTTACCACTTGCATATCTCTATTATCTCTAAAAGCGTGTATTTCTTGAAGTGTTAATTTTTCAATATATTTTTTACTAATTTTTCGCATAACTAACAATCTAAACAATAATTTTCAAATCTAGTATAATCAGCTTTTAAAGGTGTTAAACAACTAAAACAATAACCTCTCATGTCTCTAAATTTGCCATCAACTATATGTGTTATTTTAAAATGATCTCTTAATTCAGCGACTTTTAAATGTTTTAATTCAGGTTTTAAACTCACAAAATCAGCTTTTTTTAATAGAGTTATTTTTTTATTCGGTGTTATCTTTTTTAATTCGCTTGAATTCATCATATAGTTTAAATAGTTTAAATTTTGGACAGTTAAGAGCATAAAAACTTATTTCATCTCTCATTTCTTTTTGTTCTCTATATGCTTTGTGCTTATTGCTGTCTATTACTTCAAAATGATCTTGTTTTAATTCGGTCATATTTTTTCTAACATATTTAACTCAATGCCCTCTGTTATATATTCTAACGGCTTATATCTTATGCCGTCCTTTAATCTGTAAGTGATTTCATTGCCGTTTTTATCTGTTTTTATATTGCCGTCATCATCTGTTAAATAAAATGATATATCAGACAATCCTATATAATAATTTTTGTCTGTCATGTAATATCAAACCCCGTTTGTTTTGAGATCTCATTTAATTTTTTGCCAATCTCAGTATTATTTTTTAAATCTTGATAACGCTTGATTTCATTTTCAATATGTCTTTTAATAATAACCTTAGATTTAATCGCAATATCTTGATTATTATTTACGAACATTAATAGATCTTTAAGAGCATATACAGATCCCGTCCATGTTGAATTATTGTTTTGATCGACTATTGTTCTCGCTATATCATTAAAATTTGTCATAATTTATTCTCACTTTCTATATGGGACAATAAACCATTGTCCCATATATTGTCAAGTGTTAATTATATCTTTTATTCTCTAGTCTAAGTTGTTTTGACTTATCCCAGATAATATTTATTCCAGATAAGATTTGCTCTAATTGTCCCTGTAATTGCTCAGGTACTCCACACTCCCAGATCTTATGCTTAGAGGCTTTTTTGTATAGTTTAAGCTCTTTTAACTTTTTGCCCTCTTTCATGTTCTCAACCTTCTGTTGAGCTATAAATTCAGCAAATTCTCTGAGCTGATCCCTGCAATCCTCAGGGGTTATTCCACGTCCATAATTATCACTTCTGTAATAATTATCCCGATCATTTTTGTCTTTAAACTTATAATTTAATTTTTGTTTTAAATTATTGTCTTTTATTTTACCAAAAAATGTCACGGCTTGACGTTGCGCAATCTCTAATTGCTCAACGGCTTTTTGTAGGTTATTAATAACCTTATCAGCTTTTATCTTTTTTGCTAAATAAGACATAGCAATCTCAGTTTGCTCAGTTAAGACCGATTTTAATTCTAATTCGGCCATTGCTATAATAGGGTCGATTTCCTCATCAACCCGTTGTTCTAACTTTGTGATCTGATACTTAGTCGGGTATTGTGCTTTACTCATATTTCCTCGCTTTCATATTTATTTATTAATATCCTTCATTATCCTATTGACAAATAAAAGTCAATACCCTATATATAAAAATTATTGTCCTTGCAATAATGCCCCTATTGACTATGCAATTATGCGAGGCGCTTTAAAGATCTTTATTCAATAGGGGCTAACAAAAAGAAAGTATGAAATATAAATATAAACAGCAAAAAAAATTATTAGGTAGTTCTACCTTTAAAATGGCAAAATCAAGTAAGTATAAATATTTAAGCGAGATTTTACACCTTGCCCCCTCAAATATAGGTGGGGTCAATATATGCGCAAATGCAAGTCCTTTATGTATAAAATTATGTTTAAATGATAGTGGACGGGGTCAAATGAATTCTGTTCAAAAATCAAGATTAAACAAAAAATATTATTTCTTAGCTGATAGACAAAAATTTTTAAAACACTTAGACCGTGAGATTAAACTCTCAAGCGAACGAGCAAAAAGAAAAAAATTGAAATATACGGTGCGATTGAACGGTACAAGTGATCTTCCATTTGAGAGGTACAAGCTAGACAACGGCCTAAATTTAATGGAAAACAACCCACAAGTGCAATTTATAGACTATACAAAAATCAAAAATAGACTACTTCAAAAACTTCCTAAAAATTACAGTTTAACATATTCACAAGCTGAAAATAATTTAGAGGACGTTAAGCAAGTATTAAAAACAGAATACAATATTGCAACGGTATTTAGAAAAAAATTGCCTAAAAAATGGTTAGGACGTAAAGTTATAAACGGGGATAAGCACGATTTAAGACACTTAGACCCAAAAAAAGTTGTAGTAGGTTTGATTGCTAAAGGTAAAGCAAAAAAAGATTTTAATGGATTTGTGCAGGATGTTTAATATATTTTTTGATTATTCAAAACGTAAAGATGGTTTTATGGGTCAAGAAAATAGGCGTTATTGGATTATTAAAAACACAGGCGCAAAAATTCGTATTACAGAAAAACAATACGATAGACTAACAAGCAACAAGCTCAAGCAACAAGCTCAAGCGACAAGCTCAAGCGACAAGCGAGCAAAAGGGATGATATGACAAAAGAAAATTATATTGTAAGCAAATATTTAAAAAAATTTGGTTTAAGTAGAGCAAAACAAATTGTTTATATTATGAGAACAAGCGAGGATGAATATCCTAAAAATAAATATGTTAATTGGGAGGATTATGTAAAAGTTAAACAAGATATAAAACATAATGAATTTCCACCCTCATATAGAGATTGGAAATATCCATATTGGGTTATTTGTTCACAAGCAATAGATGAAATGGAATATCAACTAAACCAACGAGCGACAAGCGAGGAATAAATGAAAAAGAAAAAATGGACAAGCGAAGAGAACAAGCTAGCGTCAATGCTAGCGTGGGTATGTTGCCACGCTGATGAAGATTGCCCTAGCGAGTATAGAACAAAACATTTTAGACAACATCTAAAAGAGGCAGTAGACTATCTAGAAAATTCTG